GAAACAGCACTAGGCACCGTGGCAGCTTATGCCGGGCCAGTGGCTCTTGGTTACTTTGGCGGAACAATGATGTCCAAAGTAACCGGCGGTAACCCCGTCGGAAGCGGCATTGGCGGCGCGACGGGAGTTGCCATCGGCCTTGCGGCTGGTCTTGGCCCAGTAGGGCTGGTACTCGCTGGTATCGCCGGCAGCGCAATCGGAGGATTGTTTGGCAACAAAAAGCCTTCTGGCAAAGCCGCTGGAGGAGGGTTTAACCCATTCACGGGCAAAGTGTCTGGCTTTGAATCCAAAGGGCAAGACAACGTAGGCGCTTGGAACGAACAGACCGGGCGCATTGTATCTTCTGTTGATCGGATGCAGACCATCTTGAATCTGGAAGACAAGATTTTCGAAGACACACAATTCATGCAAGGTAAGCTGGGTTTTAACCGTTTATCTTATGAAGTGAGTAGCCGAGATACTACGCAGTTTCACCTTGATCCCACCCAAGGGGTTGCTGGCGGCAAACGTCAGACACTCGGCGCATATGGGGTAGGCGACTTTGATACCCTACAGTTCAAAAGTGTTAAGGGAATTGCAGATCGACTTGCTCAATCAGGTCTGGTGACAGACCAGAAATACATTGACCGTATTTCACAGTCAAAAGCAACCAAAGTTGCTGATTTCCTTGATGATATTGAGTTTGGATTGAACCGGGAAGATATGCCGAAGGCGCAAGGCCCGTCTGTTGGGGCAATTACAGACGATCAATCTTTTGAAGAATTTTACCGCGAGTGGAGCAAAAACCGATGAAGCAGGATATGCTGGGGGGAACGGTTCCGGCAGGGGCAGAAGAAATGCCGCCGGAAGAAATGGCCCCAGAGCAAGGCGGAATGGAGGCTATGCCACCGGAAGCCGCTATGCAGCAGGCACCGGAAGAATCCCCCGCTGGCCCGGATGATGAGACAATCCGACAGAACGTATTAGAACATATCGCCTCTCTGACAGATGAGCAGAAAAACTGGATTCAGGCAAACCTTACGCCTGAAACGTGGGCGATGATCACCCTTTTGAATGGCCGAGCCGTTGGTGAGGCGCTCCGGCCATTCGTTGATGAATCTGTTATCCTTGTGCCGATGGATCGGCGGGAGTTCCAGCAGATGTATCAACAAGGTTCGCAAGAAGCGGAAGCAATGAGCGGACAGAAGCCCTCCCAGAAACCACAACAAAGCCCGGCTACCGCTCCGATGAGCGCCCCGGTGCAGCAACCAAATGCACCCGCAGCCACTTTGTCGTAAGACAAACCCTGAGGATTAATGCCTTTACTCGATATGAGTTTCGCCGCAGCCCCTGTTGAACAGGCGGTTATGGCACCAGAGTCAACGACCAGTACGACAGATTACTCTCCAACAGCCCCCGAACAGGCCACCGCTGGAACTGGAGACCCTGAAAGGAAACGGTACGACGACAACCAAGACTGGGCGCAGCGTTATGCACACCTCCGCTCTGCTTCTGACAAACAGAAGAAAGAGTTTGAGACACGCATTGCTGAACTAGAAAAGACAATCACTAACCTGTCTGCCGCTCTGAAAAGTGACGGCGCATCTGACAAAGATATTGAGAAAGCTCAGAAAGAGATTGCTCAGAAGGAAGCGCGGGAGAAAGTTCTTCGCCGGTTTCCTGATGCAATCAAAATCCGACACTCGGAACAATTCAAGACCTGGCTTGAGGCACAGACCAAAAAAATCAAGGGCCTACTTGCCAGCGATGATGCTGACGATGTTATTTCCGTTCTGGAACTCTACACCGCTCGCATCAATCAGAATGGTTCCCGTGTAGAAGCCTCTCTTGGCGTGGATATGCCCAATGCCAAAGAACACCTTCCTCCGGAAAAGAAAGTCTGGACTGCTTCTGAAATCAATAAGATGCCGCTGAAACAGTTTGCCAAATACAAGGATGAAATCCTTAAGGCGCGGAAAGAGGGCAGATATGATCCAAACCGCTAACCAAGGAAAATGAAATATGTCTTTCCCCTCAGCCGGTTCGTACAATAACCTCCCGAACGGGGTTTTCGATCCGGTAATCTATTCCAAATCGACCCTCCTGTATCTGCGTGAAAACACCATTGCAGATCAAATCACTTCCACCGGCTTTTATGGCGAAATCTCCGACATGGGTTCGGAAGTTCGTATTCTGAAACAGCCGAAAGTGACTGTTTCGGATTATGTCCGGGGCCAAGTGATTCAGCCGCAGCCGCTGCTTGATGAGCAAATCTCGCTGGTTATCGACAAAGCCAAATACTTCAGCTTTGCGATTGACGACATCGAGCAGGCTCATAGCCATGTGGACTACACGGAAATGGCTCTGAACTCTGGTGCATATGAGCTTGCCAAAGCCTACGACCAAGACGTTCTCCGCGCCATGATGCTGGGCGCTGGTGCTGGTTCTGCTGACCTTGGCACCGACACTGTTTCTGGCTCCAAGCCAATTGGCTTTGGTTCGAGTGACATCTCGCCGGTGGACATGGTAGGAACTCTGCTCCGCGACCTGCGTTTGCAGAATGTTCCGGAAGATGAACTGTTCCTTGTTGCAGACCCATACTTCTTCCAAGCCCTCTACAAAGAAGATAGCAAGATGATCGACGCCTCGATCACCGGGGATGCAACCTCGCCGGCACGTCAGGGCATTCGTGCTTATCGCAGTTCTGTCTGGGGCTTTACGATGTATGTGACGACCCATGCTCCGCTGAGTTCAAGCCAAAGTTTCCGCACCATCATTGCAGGCCACAAAGGCGCAACCGCCGCTGCGAAGAACCTGGTCAAACAGGAAAACTTCCGTAGCCCGGACACCTTCGGTGATCAGCATCGGGGCCTTCTTGTGTGGGGCCGCAAGGTCATCCGCCCGGAAGCCCTGAAAGTTGCTTACGTCAGCTACACCTAAGGAGTAAAAGAGCATGGCGCTTTTCACTAATCTTGTTTCTGGCACTTCCCCCGCTACTGGGCTGAGTGCCTACACCTATAACCCCGTCATTGTCAAGCAGGAGATTGATCTCGCAAAACTGCGCACAATCACGGGATTTGCTACCGGGGATCAGATTGCTCTGCTCTCTGTTCCGGCTGACACCCTCGTTCTTGGCCTTGTGCTGGAGAACGTGACAGCCGTCACCAACGTCACGCGCTTTGATCTTGGCGATGGGGGTTCCGATACCCGTTTCGTCAACAACGCAGCTACGTTCACCGCTGGCACCAACCACACCATCGTGCTTGATGCTCCGTATCACTATGCTGGTGCGGACACCATCGACCTCAAGGTCACGGGCACGATTGCCAGCGCAACCGGCACCGTCCGCATCGTGGCCGTTCTGGCTGATGTGAGCCGGAACGAACCTGCTTCCTCGCCCGTTCTGGGCTAAACTGGTGGAGGGGCTTCGGCCCCTCCCTCTTTCTTGTTTTTGGTATGGCACTCACATTCCTTGATCTCACTAATCGCGTACTCCGGGCACTTAATGAAGTGGAACTGGATATGATTACGTTTGGTTCAACGTATGGGTTTCATTCCGAAGCCAAGTCGGCAGTCAACGCCGCAATCAGGAAGATTCTGGAGGAAGAAGAATACGAATGGCCTTTCCTTCATGCGGAAGGGAACCAGACGCTTGTCATCGGGCAAAGCACTTACAATATGCCCGCCAACTGCTTCAAGATGGACTGGGATTCATTCTATTTATCAGCGACCTCTACCGTTGCAGCAGCGCATCTGGGGTTTATCAACTTTGATCAGTATCGTCAACTGATTCGGGCGCATGATCTGAATAATGCGACGGTATCCGGGTATGCTGTTCCACGGAATGTTACAATGCATCAGTCAGGAACAAAATTTATTCTGACCCCAGCACCAGATGCCGCTTATGTGGTGAACTTTGAGTACTTTACTCGCCCGGCAAATCTGGTGGCGTATAACGACACTGCTATTATCCCTGATGCCTTTGAAGATGCAATCTTCCACGGAGCTATGTATCACGCTTATATGTTCCGGGATAACGTGGAACAAGCTGGTGCAGCACAAGGGCAGATGGACGCCGCTATTCGCATGATGCGCCGGGCACTGATTAACCGTTCCACCACAATGCGGGCGCTCTGATGGATCGTTGGGGCACATTCAAAATTATCTGCGCCGGTGGGATGGATGAGTCACAGAACCTCATTCTACAAGGCGAAAGTGCGGGGGCAGAATCAGGCCCCGGCGGGGCACTTTTGTTACAGAATTATGAGCAAGACGCTTCCAGCGGATATAAGACGATCCTCGGATATTCAAAGTACAGCACCAGCACTGTCCCCGGATCAGGGAGAGTTTTAGGTGTAAAGGTTGCTCTTGGCGGCGTCATTGCCGCTAGAGGGGATAACGTATATTTTTCGTCTGGTACAGGGTGGGGGTCACCTATTAATACCTCAGCGAGAGCCGGGGTGTCTTCCGCAGGAAAGTACCGATTTATCGATTATATTGAAGTCGCCCCCCGTATTGTAATGTGTGACGGCGTGAATCACGCTGCTTTGTGGAATGGGACGACATACACGCTTATTAACGGTTCTGGCGCACCAACAAATCCATCCTTTGCTGCATATCATAAATATCGCCTTGTTCTTAGCGGGTATTCCGCAAACAGGGCTGCGATTTCAATATCTGCCCCAAACCACGACACCAACTTTCAGGGATCATCTAACGCTATTGAGTTAGCGGTTGGAGATGAAATCGTCGGGTTAAAATCATTCCGGGAGATACTGTACATCTTTTGCAAGCGTTCGATCAAGAAACTTGTGGGGGACACCCACGATAACTTTGCGATTCAGAACGTCACAGACAAGATCGGATGTATTGCTACGGACTCTATTCAGGAAGTGGGCGGCGATGTTGTATTCCTCGCGCCGTCC